TGTGTTTGTCATAAGGATAATACAATATCCAAAGATCGATTCAGCGATAAAACAAATGAAAATGTAAAATTAGGGGGTCCCATTAAAGATGTTATTGAAGCAATTATTTTTACAAAAATTGAAATTTGATTTAATGGAAATATCAAATAAATAAAAATGGAGATTGAACCTGAAGTAACTCAATGTATGAAATGTATTGTCAATAAGATTGTACACAGAGAAAATGTTAGGAAAAATTATTATAAAAATAAGGATAAAATATTACAACAACAAAAAGAATATCAGGAAAAAACTAAGCAGAAAAGATCACAACAACAAAAAGAATATCGAATGAAAAATAAGGATAAAATATTACAACACAGTAAAGATTATTATCAGAAACACAAGGATAAAATATCAGAATATAATAAAACTCCTGATAGAGTCAAAGCTCGCAGAATTAAGGATTGGAAATATCAAGGAGTTATTTGCGACGATTGGGATGCTATTTATGAACACTTTATCAATACAGCTTATTGTGATTTCTGTAAATGCGAATTAACTACAGGTACAGTAATGAGTTATACAACCAAATGTTTAGACCACGACCATAGTATTACAGATAGACCTAATTTTAGAAATGTCCTTTGTAATATTTGTAATATAAGAAGAAAATAAGTTTAATATTTAAAAAAAAAACCAACTATATTATATAAAATGGAATTTAATTACGATGAAGTTAAACAAAAAATTATCGATGAACGTGCCGTACATGGAAAGGAAGTATCAGATGCGACACTAACTGTATATCTAAATAACATTACAGCAATGAGTAAGATGATGAATGACGGTAAAGTTGTAGGTGGATTTGATTGGCTAAAAGATACAGATAAGTTCAATAAAACTTTGACAGAAAACAAATCAAATTTCATGACAAGGAAAAATTATCTTAATGCGATTATTATGTATTTATTCGCATACAATGAAGATAAATCATTAACACCTATCTTGGAGAAGATTGAAAAACAACGTGATGTATACGCTCAGCAATATGAAGAAATGAATGCTTCTGGCAAATGGTCTGAGAACCAAGAAAAAAATATGTTATCAAGAGAAGAATTTAATACCGTACTCACCCAGATTGGAACTGAAATCAAACAACAAAATCTAAAGAAAACATTGACCGCTAATGCGAATCAAAAAGCTCTTTTACAATCTTATTTACTTTTGAATATTCATAAAACACTACCTATTCGCAATGAATTGGGTAACTGTCGCGTTATTAGGAAGCGTGAATTTAATAAGGTACTAACCGATACTCGTAGGAAGAATAATTATCTTGTTGTTGAAAAAAGTAAAATGACATTTTATTTTAATGATTACAAAACAAAAAAGGTTTACGAGGAACGTGTGATCGATGTTCCCGCCCATTTAAAAAAGACTATTAGGTTTTATTTAAGATTCTTTCCTGGTGATGAATATTTGATTTGTAAATATAACGGTGAGCCTGCTGGTACTAATAATGTAACTCAAATCCTAACCAAACAATTTAAAAAAAGAATTGGTAAATCTGTCAGTACTACTTTATTAAGGAAGTTGTACTTGTCAGAAAAATATTCTTCTATTAAGTCTGAACAACAGGCTGATGCCCACGTAATGGGGCATAGTGTTGCTACAGCATCACATATCTACACTAAGCCGAATCCTGCTGAGGCACAGGACTCGGAGCAGGTGTCGGAGTCTGAGGTATAACTTCTTCTTCTTCTTCTGATTCAGTATATTCCATATTTGGGTTTTTTTCACCTGTTTCAGGATCTTCTTTATCATCTACCTCAGGGCATGGTGATTTAAAAGGTTTTATTTCACGTAGACCATTTACAATAATTGGTTTACGTACGTCCTTGTATTTACCCTCAAATTTTTTATTAAACATTCTTATTACATCCTGATCTATTGTAGGTGATGACTCCATTAGATTATCATACTCACTTCGCATAACTTTCAAGAAGTCTCTACAAGATTTTCTTTTTTCTCTTTTTAAGGATAATTCTATTTCAATATTTCTACTAAGTTTACTCCACGCCAACGCAGATATTCTATGCGATTCATATAGTTCAGCATATTTTAAAAATGCTAATAATGTTCCTAATATTCCACAAAAGATATTAAAACCTCCGACAACAGCAGTAAATCCATGTTGGAAGTCAGTTGGAATATATGAATCGACAGCAAAGTTACCGACACCTGTTAAGGTTGATAGAACAATAATTGGAATCTGAAAATTATGATATTTCTTTTTATATTTACGTTGGGAAAAGGAATGTAAATACTGATAACATAATGCCACTTCGCCCCACTCAGATAATAGGTATTCTATTTCTTCTGACCAAAATTCTATATTTTCAGGCATATCCCTTGGCGTTTTTAAATCCATTTTATTTAGTTCAAATATTTTATTTTTTTTCCTTGTTAATATTATAAATGTCAGAACAAGAAAATCAAAAACAAGAAGGTATTGTTAGAAAATGTACGGTTATTGGGAATGGTGCTACTCTTAAAGGATTTGATTTTAAAAAGATTAAAGAAGAAACCATTGGTCTTACGATGGCTATCAGACACTGGTATGATATTGATTGGTTCCCTACGTTCTATGTAAATGTAGATCCTGTAGTATTGAAACATCATCACAAGTTAATCAGAAAAATGATAGATGAAGAAAGATGTGAAAAAGGTTATTTATTGTCAAAAGAAATCTTGAAAGTTGAACCTGATTTAGAAAAAAATGATAAAGTAATCTTCCTTGAAGATATGCAAGTTATGCGTGGGAATCCTTTACAATATCTTATTGAATGGTGTTCAGGATCAGTTGCTGTAATGTTCGCAGTAATTCTTGGATTTAATGATTTACAACTAATAGGATTTGATTGTAAGTATACAGAAATATTACCTGAAACTGAAATACTTGATAATGGTAGTCTTAGAATTACTAAGACACCTAAAAGTAATCCTAATTATTTTATCGATGACTACCAACAGGAAGGTGATTTGTATAATAAACCTCGGGTAGATGGTGTACATAAAAAAAGTTGGGAACACCTTGTATTTATCGTTACAGGATTTGTACACATGAATAGATTTCCAATGATGATACATGCATTCACAAAAGATGATGTAGAAGGACTCACTAAGTTTTTCCCTAAAAAAAATATTGATGATTATGGTATTGAAGAACTACCTAGTAGAGAATATGACCCTATCTCTGAAAATGTTATTGATGAAGAATAATTACTTTTGTTCCTTGAGTTTCTTGATTGTATCCAAGTGATTGAGTTCAAGTTTCCGTACATCTCTAAGTTCTTGATGAAGACCTTCGATTTCTTCTTTGAGTTTTACAATCTCCCTAACCATGCGATTCATTTGTTTATCTTTGTTTATCAGTTCAGTTTTGTATCCTTGTTTCATCCAACCATCCCCGTTAACATTTTCCTTAAGTTCATAATTTTCTTCTGTAAGTTTATTAATGATTACCTGAGCCTGATTACGGGAGTGTATAAGTACATCTACCTGTTCACTGAGTTTCTTGTTTTCTTCTTTGAGTTTGTTGTTTTGTTCCATTAGATCCTTGAATTCTGAGGTGATGTCATCAATAAACCCTTGTGTCATGGGCATTGTTGTATATTTATTTTTAGTTTGATAGTTCTTAAATATAACTTTCAAATTTTGATTTATTTATTATTTTTATCTGTGTTATTTATATTAAATGAACGTTATTGTAATTAGTGCCTACCCTGAACGACGTACTAAATATGATGATAGATATGAAATCTTTGAAGCTTATACACCTCAAGATATTACAGAAGAAGTATATGATAATTATTACTTCCGTTATAACGCAAAACCATTATACAGAAAAAAAGTTATTGCTTGTGCCGAATCACACAAGGCTGTATTACAAAAGATAATTGATGAAGATTTAAAAGATACGATTATCATCGAAGATGATGCTGTATTAGATTTTGATAGATTAGATGAGTTAAAAGGTATAAACCAATTCACTTATATCGGTGGTGATATTACATCTCTTACATTAAATAAATCAAATACATTTAGAAAGGAATTAAAAGAAGATATAAGAAAATCATTAAATAAAGGTATCAATATTATTGATATAGAAAATTGGAGACTAGCCCACGCATGTGGATATTATATTCCTAATCGAACAGTTGCTCTTTTAATTTTAGGTAGTATCCCTGTATACGATAAATGTAGAGCCATTGATAAAGAGTATATGGAAATTCAAAAGCAAGGGTACATAAAGCAATTTATTTATCCTGCCATTGTTACCCTTGTAGAAGATGAAGCAAAAAAAGGATTTAATTATAGTTCATACAAATTACACTCAAACCAATATTATTATTAATTTTTATTTACCGACTTTTGATTGTGCTTTTTCATGTGCTGCTTTGAAACTCATACCCATCATCATATCTTTTTTCATCATATTCATATGTTTCTTAGTATGATGAACTGAATGTTTTTCTAATCTTTTTAGTTGTGCCGGTGTTAATTGTTTTGCTTTCTTCATAGGTGGTTTCTTTGCTGGTGGTTTTTTCATAGGTTTACTTGAGCCGTACATTTTTACTGATTATATATATAAAAATTATCCTGTTATTTTTTGAATTTTGGTTTAGAACATCATAATATTATCTATTATATGATATAAATGACAATTACCTGTATCCATAAATCCCATAGTAGACGTGATCTATTGGAGATTGTTAAATTATTTAAACTCCCAATCGAAGACCCTGAAGACCACAAAAAAAAAGAATTAGGTGATCTTGTCATAGATGCTGTAAATAATATTGATAATATAATTGCCGATGATTTTTTTTATAACATATCTAATTTAAACGAATTAAAAGAACATCTTATCAAACCCAATCAAAAGAAAATGTTGTCAATCAAAGATAAGGCGGAAATAATGACTACCGCAAAGTTAATCATCGCATTTTGTAAAGGTGGTTATGTTATACAGATCAGTTACTTTGATAGTAATGAACAGTTATATACCGAAGCACGTAGGATAGCACAGTTCGGAGATATCCCTTCAGTTAGACGTATGTGCGATTTATTAAATAAGAATCCATACTGTAATGAAAGGGTGTACCCTATCATTTCAAAAAAGGTTCAAATGGATCTTGATATAAAAAAAATGACTAATAAAAAAGTACATACTTCATTACATGTTAAAAAAGGAAAAGTATTAGTTGTATTCGATTAATCACCAAAGATAATTTAATGACCAATACGCAGGACTTGTTTTATCCTTGTAAGCAAATGTTCCATCTTTCTTTTTTATACCCATCATACGTGCTCTAAATGATTTACGTTGTTCTTTGGTTGCCTTACCTGAGCGCCAATCATCCATTCCCGCGGCACCAAAGTGAACTGTCTTATATCCTTTTTTATTATTTGCTTTTACATATACTGAAAACTTTTTTGATTTAGGAGTTGATCTACCTTTGAAAGGTTTATTTAAAATAGGTTTCCCGTCTTTGGTAAGAGGCATTTTAAGATTAGTTTAGATTTTTTTTTATCTAAATTATTTACAAATGGTCTTGACGTACAAACAGAAATTCAACAAAAAATATAAATTCCCGAAAGACGCTTCGCATTCATTAGCTGAAATATCCCGATTAACAGGATATAAACTCAGCGGTTTAAGAACAATTAAAAAAAAAGGTGAAGGTGCTTTTAGAACCAATCCACAGTCTGTAAGACCACAAGTAAAATCAGCGACTCAATGGGGGATTGCAAGGGTGTACTCAGCTGTCATGGGAGGCAAGGCAAAAAAAATAGATAAATCACATTTGATTAAAAAATGATTAATGTAAATATATGAAATATTTTATAATTACATATGAAAATAATTTAGATTTCGCGCAGAAAACAAAACTTATCATGAATAAAAATTTTGAATTAGATCCAGAGATCATAGTAGGTAATAGTATAGATGAAGTAAATAAAAGAACTCAAGTATGTATGAGTAATTGGGTAGATCACATTTTACCGAAAGCAATTGAATCTAAAGAAGATATTATAGTGTTTGAAGATGATGTACGTCTTATAAAACCTATCCATACATTACAATTCGATGATTATGATATTATATGGTTTGGATATAGAAGAGGTAGATTAGAACAAAAGAAAAAAGCTATATGTGGTACTCAGGCATTATATATTAAAAAAGAAGTCTTAAAAGATTTATATGATAATTTTTTGAATTATAAAAAGTATATACATGTTGACAGAGCATTTTCTAAATTCTGTATACAGTTTCAAAATAAATATAAAATAAATCAAACAAAATTATCCTATGTTTATGAGGAACAACATACATCTTTAATTAGTTTAGATAAATGGGACCAGTACACTAAACCCCACAATACAAATAATAATAATAATAGTTAATCTGTATCACTATCATCACTATCACTACTACTACTACTACTAGCAGTAAGAGCAGCAAGTTTCTTTTTTAACTTTTCCTTTTCCCTTTTTCGCTTTTCCTTTTTAGACAATGAAGGACGACCAGCACCTCTCTTTTCTAATTCTTTTTTTAACTTCAAATTTTCTTCACGTAGATTATGGTTTTGTTCTACAAGATCTGCTTTTTCACCAACTAATGTTTCATTACCTTGTTCGATCATTTGTTTGAGGGTCGCGATTGTATGATCGTTTTTACATATAATATTGTACCTTTCTTTCATTTTCCTTTTGTGTGATTCACGTTCTTCTTGCATTGTATCTTCCAATAAACTTTGAACTTCATTTTCTAACATGTAACTAACTTTCATATCCATTGTATTTTGTAATTCATCTCTTTCTTTAGTAAGCAATTCAACTTGTGAAGTTAATTCTTTATCCCTTTTAATCAATTTACGATTTTTTAACTTTAGCCTCAGTGCGTAGGATTCATCCATATCTATCATGTAATGGAACATACTACAAAATATCTTTTGAGGGAATCCACCATCATCACCAAAATTCTTAGTAAGAAACTTTTTGACTCTAGTCTTAGCTTGTCTATGTCCTTGAGGTACTTGTTTACCACTACTTCTATATTCATAATAAGAGTACTTACCCTCTTCAAAAAATTCTAAAACTAATTCAGATAATCTATCAAATAATAGTGACTGTGGTGTAAATTCATTATTGTCTAATAGTTTCAATGGGATTGTAAATGTCTTTTCAGGTTCATCAGTATCAGTTGGAGTTTCCATGATTATACAATATAATTATCCTTAAATATCTTGTTACATTTTGTATCAAAAAATATGGGTATAATGTATCAGCTATTTTGGGATAATGAAAGGTAAAAAATCGATTTTATAAAGGCGTGTATCACTCGTGTAAAGGTAAATAAAGGTAAATGGTTATTTTGCTCTTTTTTTTTAGTAAAGTAGAATGAAATATTATATAATATAATTAATATTTAATTAATTATTTTTTCCTATACAAAACTTTTTATAAAATTAAACATAAAAATCTAAATGCCTTTGTTTACTTATACGTGCTATATACGCGCCTTTTAAAAACTCAACTTTGCCTTTTAAATTTTGAAACGAACTGATACATTGGGGTGTTTAGCTGATACGCAGATTTAATATTTACTCTTCTTCTTTGATTTAGGGGCAGTCTTCTTCTTTTTATTGGGTTTACTTTTATCTTTGTACCCTTCAAAGATATCTTTTGCTTTTATCTTTTTTGCCTCTTCCTGAACTTTCATTAAATTAAAACATTCCTGGTTATCGTAGGAGCATTTTTTCTTTTTCATATTTATAATATTTTTAATATATTTTTTTTTATATTGAATACTTTTAAAATGTCATTACTATTACTATCCAACGATACTGATTTAACTGGCGGCGAATCTGTTGGGATTGCACAGGCAAATCAATGGACAAATACAACACAACACCCATTAGTCATTGGTGCGGACTCAGAAGTCGCACTTCAAAGTTTAAAGGTAAATAGGACACTAGGTCCCATAGTCAGTAAAAATAACAATGAAGGTTATTTATACATAGGTGAAGGTCGTAGTAATACTATTAGAGAAGAGGATGACCCGCGCATAGTAGCACCATTCACATTAGAACCTGAAGGTTTATATAGTGATCAAGATTTTGTTGATAATGTACTTTTACCAAGTATAAGAAAAGCAGTATTTTATCCTGATTACCAAGATCGTATTAATGGTTCAGTAAAACAAAATGCTGATGGAAGTTTCGCTGGATTTAATATTAAATTCAGTGAAGGTGATACACCACCAGTAAGTCAATTACCTGATGAATTCGTACCTGCTGATGTTAACAGTAATGATTTTACATACAATAATACAAAGGGAGAGATAGTCAAGGGTACAACAACTACTACAAGAGCATATGGTATTGCGACTGAACTACCGATGTCACAGCGTAAAGCAAAACATGTCGTAGACTTTTCAAAGGCAGGTGACTCATGGGCATATGGTCTTTCAAGATATGCAACCGAAGAAAACCCTGTCCCTACGTGGGGTCAACCTGTAGAAAAGGATTGGTTTGACTTTGGTGTTGCTGAGATCAACGGCGAACTAAAAATATATCATGCCGTAGTATCAGACACAGACAGAAAGTTAGAACCAAGGGAAGTAATATACTATGGATATACTGGTGCCCTTGTAGCGACGCCATATGATTTAAATACTAACAGTTCAGGCTATGATGAAATAGAATTCTTTGTAGATGGAAACCAAATAAATGTGCTTTTAAGAAACTCAGGTACCGGGGCAAGGGATTTATTCTGTAGTCCTGATTTAGGTACGCCACTCAAGGATAATACCTTTAAACCAATCAATACGGCGTGTGCCTATCTATATCCTAAGTTTGAACTTGTAAGTGATTCCTCCCAATTTACTATTGTAGATCACGAAGGTGTAGATTTAGCAGATTTTATTTATGATGGAGTAAAGGCAGATGGTTCTTCAAATCTAATGGATCTGTATGCTGCTGCTGTTAAACCTGATGGAGGAAACCCTAAATATATTGATTTATGTGCGAATAATGATCTACTTGGTGAATACAACGATTTTGACACACACCTTGGAACACCGTATACATTCCAAAAGTTCTCTGTTTCACTACCTGATATACACCTTATTGTTTCCCCTGATAATGTATTATATACTGATAGTAGTGAAGCAAATTGTGCTGCTCTTCTTGGTTTCCCTGGTGAATCAGTACTCGATCCTACCCAAGGATCAGGATTTAAAACCTTTTCAAGTGTTATCACACCTACAAGTATAGATGGAACTAGTATGTTTGTAAGGCTCACAAGTACAACGCAAAGATCACTAAATGGTCTAACAGGTAATGAAAGTAAGATAGTATATCATTGTCCCAGATTTGATACATCAGGTTCAGATAGAGGACAACTCTTCTTTGAACCAAACGAAAAAACTTATCTTGATTTAGAGAATATCCAAGATATCAAAGTTAATTCATTCTCAGTGGATATTGTTGATCGCGATGAAGTACCAATTGAAGGTATAACCGGAAATACAATCGCGATGTTTCATATTAGAAAGAAAAAACATTTACCAGATACTTCCTTCGATCGATAAATTAATTTTTTAGTCAAGAATAAATAAAATATATATAAATGTATAAAAATGAGTGATGTATTGCCTGATATTATTTCAGATCCTGATTTAATTGTTGAGTCCGATGAAGAAGATCTGCTCGCTCCAGCCGATGAGATGAAAGTTGAAATGGAAGTCAAGGAAGTTAATACTGATGAAGTGTTTGTAAAAAAAGGACTCAAGAACGCTACGGAACCTGTAGTAAAAAAGATTAAGTCTGATAAACGTAGGAAACCTATGAGTGAGGAACACAAGCAAAAATTATTCATTGCTCGGCAGAAAGCTGTAGAATCACGACGAGCCAAAGCAGCAGAAAAGAAAAAGATGAAAGAATTAGAAAGTATAGCAAATGATAAACAACAACAAAAGAAATTAAAGGAATTAGAAAATATTGTAAATGATGTACCTGAAGAAAAACCTAAAGCGGATATAGATCCTTCTATAATTGAAAAAGCAATTGAAGATGCTTTAACAAAACAAGAAATGCTCAGACAAAAAAGGAAAGCAGCAAAAAAAGCAAAACAAGAAGAAGATATCGCTAAAGCAAAGGCACAGGAAGAAATTAGAAAAGCTGTGTACCCTCCGAAGTTGTATATGGGCGATCAAGGGTTCGCATCAAAACATATTTATAATTTTCAATAATATTAATATTTTTTTATAATGTATAATATAACAAATGGATTTCCCTGAAATTATACCAATCAAACAAGAGAATGATGGTGTTGCTAAAACACACCACCCAAATCTTCCAGAAGTAGGAGTTGGAGTTAAAGGTGCTGGTAAGATGCTTTTGATGATTAGTCCGAGACAAACAGGTAAATCAACGATTATCTCTAATCTTTTTTTAAATGATAATCTTTACGGTCAAGAGTTTTTTGATGACGTAATTGTAATTAGTCCTACAATCAATATGGATAGTACATCAAGATTCATGAAACAGCGTTTCACTTGCTATGATACATATTCTCCAAGTATTATCCAAGGTATCACTGAAAAACAAATGTCCTATGAAGATGAAGATAGACCTGATATCGCAGTTGTGTTAGATGATTGTGTTGGTCTATTAGATAAACACGTTGCTAATTTAGTTACAAGGTCACGTCATTACAACATTAAATTATTGATTGTATCAGTACAAAAGTTCAGAGGGGCGGTCGATCCGATCATTCGTAGTAATGCTACTGACGTCATTGTTGGAAGTCCATTCCCAAATCAACGTGAACTTAATGCCATAGCAGAAGAGTACGGGGATTTATTTAGTGGTCCCAAAAATTGGTTAAGTTTATATAATCGTGCTACTCCTAATAAATATGACTTCGCATATATGAAAATGTCTAATCCTCCTTTGATGTATAAGAACTTTGAAAAAGTGATTGCTACAGGTGGTAAATCTAAAACAAACGAAGAAGAAATAATAGAAAAAGAAGAATAAAAATAATTATATAATTATCATTAAAATGGGATTTGACATGTATAACATGAGTGATGCTATATCACAAGGTAATGCTCGCACAGCACAAATAGATGAATTAAACGAACAGATACGTGCTAACAATGCTACTAAAATTCAAAACGCAAAAGATGCTGCTAAAGAAGCAGTCGGTCAAGATAAGGAATTAGGTATACTTGCTGGAATTAAAGATGCTGTTGGTGAAGGTGGTGCTCTTGCTGCCGTACAGGGAAAGGTAGATGCCTATCAAAAAGCAATCGCAAAAACAGGTGAAGGTGGTAAGCCTGCTCTTCCATCATCGGATCCAGACCTCACCAAAACACCAGCTGGATATGAAGATGAGGAATGGGATATCTTGGGAGCAGAACCCACCGCTAAACCTGCTGCGGCGATCACTACAAGTGAAGGTACATTAAAAGAAGGTGAGGACGTTTTAAGTAAGGGTAAGGCGGTTGCTGGTGGAATAGAAGAAGAAGTTGGTACTGGTTCAAGAATCGCAGGGGGTATAGGTCGTGCCGCAGGAACATTTGGTGGTCTTGCTGCTGGTGGATTAGATATTGCTGCTGATATCAAGTCCGCAAAAGAAGGTGGAAGCCTTATCGCAGGTGATAATATTGGAGAAAAGATTGCGAATATAGGATCTATTGGTGGGGCGGCATTAGACATGTTAGGATTTGTTCCGGGACTTCAATTGGCTGGAGTTATTGGTGCTGGATTGACCGCTGCGTCAGGTGTTCTTGCTGCTGGATCAGAGGCTGTACATACAGTAGATCAGATAGATAAAGATAAACAGGTCACCCCTCCAACCTTAAATCCTCAGGTTGCTCAGGCATCAATGGCGGGAAGTTTCGCAAATGTAAGAACTAATTAACTAATTAACTAATTAATGATAATTTTTAATAATTAATTTTTTAATAATTTTTTTATATCAATACATTAATAAAATGTCTGGATTCTTTGTTGCTGATAACAAAATACCGCTTAAGGAAAGTTATGTTGCGATCCCTTCACAGAATGGATTGTCATACTCCGCCCAAAAATTAATTGAATTTTATATTCCTCCTAATATTGATGCCTTTAAACCTAAGAACTCTTACCTCCAGTTCGATCTTGAATTATCGCAAGATGAAAGCGGTGGTCTAAGTACTCGTCTTCAGCTTGATGAACTCATCGGCGGACAAATTTTACTGGATACCGTGAGAATTCACTCTGGGGACAAAACTGAACTTTTGGAGGAAATAAGACACTATCCAGTTCATGTAGCTACTAAGTATGCTTACCATTCTAATCCTTCCCTTAAAAATCTCCGTGCTATCAATGAAGGTGCTGGTATTTATACACCTGATTGTCGTGGAACTGAGGGAACAACCAAATCCGAACTAGCAAATCATAAGTTTAGTCCATATTATGAATCTGTTACTGGTGCTACTACTACCGCTTTTACGAACAGCAATGCCTATGGTAAATGTAAATTGAAACTTCCGCTCCACACTGGTCTTTTCCAAAACGATCGTGTTGTACCAGTTGGATTAATGAATGGTTTATTTGTAACTATTCTTACTTCTGAAAACAAACGCGTTTTCCGCCAGTTAGATTCTGTAAGTTTCAACCGTCGTGCTCCACTAAATCCGTTTTTCCATTCCATTGACAACAACACGGGAACTCCTGGAAAATGGACAACGTCGTCTGGTGCTTCAACCAACAAGTTTTACATTGATGCTGGTAAGAACAATCAATTTGAAGTTGCTAACTTCCCTTTTGTTGTTGGTGAAACATTTAAGATGGTAGAAGCAGATGACCTTACTACTGATAACGCATTTACTCCTGTAGCGAAGATTGCTGGACTTGCCGAAGTTGGTGCGGGAGTAAATAAACGTATTGAAGTCACTTTGACTGCTTCTTGTAATCCAGCAACTGAAATAGAAAACGCCGATGGATATGTTATGTATTCTACTGCCGTATCTTCTAATGCTGCGTATGCCCCATCATATGAAATCAGTAATGCTGAACTAGTATTAAACAAAATTGACATGGGTGATCAGGCTAGAGCAGAAGCACAAAGGGATATGCGTGAAGGTAAAATGATGGTATACGATTTCCTTACAACCCAAGTATACAACCATTCACAATTAAAGGGTGATCGTGTTGCGAACATTTCAATCCCAGCAAATCATCAAAGGGCAAAATCTATAATTTGTGTTCCTACTGATGCTACTGTACGGTCTGTATCGGACTCTATCACTTGTAAGGATACATATGAGATTCACGCTGAACCAGACACCAAACTACTTTCAAGTCAATCTGGTGTCGCAGGAATAGCAGATGAACTCACAGAATACTACTTTTTCTATGATGGGCGTAACCAGCCCTCATTGAATGTCAATACTACAAAGATTTCAAGTAAGGTTTCAATTGATGCTATTCATTTACTGGAATTAGATAAAGCATTAAATCAAGCTTCTATGCCTGCTCTTCAAATGTCAAGATTTAACGAAAACTTCTGTATTGGTCGTGCCTTGTCACTAAACAACGGTGTTTATGATATGCGTGGTAAAGATTGTAGACTAAATGTCTTGTACCAGAACTCTGGTGCTGGTAAAGAACCTGACTTTGATAAATTATGGTGTAATTTTGTTTACCACATTCGCCGTATTAATATTCGTGCTGATTCAATCCAAGTTGAAGTATAATTATCCTTTTTTTGAAAAATTATCATTTAAATAAATATATTTATTCATATAAAAAATGAGTATCATATATTCGGAAGTACAACCAAGCAATGTCAATAGCACTCAAAAGGTTTCCTACAAAAAGGGGAATCCTATTGTATCGTTTTTAATTGGAGCACAACCTCACCTATTAGATGCGGGAAGTATTCGTGTCAGTGGTAATATTCAATTCTTTAAGGATTCGGCTGGTGCGTCAGCAACTACTGCCGACGCCCTGTCAATTGATGAAAAATTAGCGATTTATTCTATCTTTGAAAAAGTAACTGTAACTTCCCAGCGTTCACGTCAGGTCATAGAAACGGTAAATCACTATGGACGTTTCCTTTCAAGTTACCTTCCGTACGTCAATTCTAAGTCTGATAAATTTTCTCACATGAATGAGATGGCATTAACTATTCCTAATTATGAAGCACAGAAAAGAGAATTAGTAAATTTCCCATCTACCAATAAAGGTAGTAGTTTCTCTATTGCGATCCCTACTGGTTTCCTTTCATCAGGGAACATGGTTCCGCTTTCAAATGAATCCCTTGGCGGTATAGAAATTTCCTTGAACCTTTCTCCAGACGCTCAGGCTTTATATTCACAAACTGGGGATACTACTGGACTCACTGATGCTTTCTATGAACTATCTAACCTTAGACTCCATTGTGAACTTGTTGCCCCTGCTGATCCAAGAAGTATGCTCCCAAGTGAAGGTCAGTTGACGTACAATGCTATTACAAGTTATTTCAACGTAATCAATTCCACAAATGCTGTTGTTAACTTCAACCTTGGAACTTCAAGAACATTAGGTGTATTTATGAATATGTGTCCTTCCAGATTCCTAAACAACATGAAATTTAATTCCTTTGCTACTACGACCCCACTGAACAAAGACTTAACCCAAGCACCAATCAAACAAATCATTTTTACCAAAGCAGGAATGAGAATGCCTATCGCTTTCAATATTGATACAAATGTTAAAGAAAATGCTTCGATCGCAACGGTTGATCCGCAGGTAGTAACATTCGCAAGAAGTGCTATTACTTCGGGTGTCAATCTAAGATCAGAGATTTCCCCTGTCAATACTAACAGAGAATATGGTGGTGTTGCGGATACTCCGCCACTTACGGCTGATGGAGGTCCCATGGAATGTATTGGAGTTCCGTTTGACACGGTTGGTACTGGTGTAGGTGAAGACTTTTCTACTGCTCCGTTTGGTATTCAAATGGAAGTCGGTTTAACTACTGATTCACCGAATGCCCTTTTCCTCTTTGTCCATTCACGCCAGACTCTTGTATTTGGTCCCTCAGGTTTACAGGTAATCCAATAAATAATTAAAGTATTTTTTATTAATACTGATTGGTGGCTACTCCACATTCATTGATTAGTCCTAATGAAAAATTTTTTTTTTTAAATTATTTTTATATTTTCAAATATCAAAACATGTCTGATATTGAAGAAACCGTTGCTGTATCTGCTCCTAAAATGGACTCATCTAATGTTCCTGATCTTATCCGTGTTGGTGCTATTCAGACCAATATGTCTATGGATGTTTCAAGTGATGTACTTGATCCGATCGTAAATAACCAAACTAACTGTCGTTTCGTTTTAACTAACAAGGGATACCTTCACGATGGTTCCCGTATTACCATATGCTGTAAAGGCAATAGTTCTACTGCTGAAGGTGCTTTCTTCCCACTTGGTGTTGGTGTACATTCTTTAATCAAAAGAGCAACTCTAAGAGTTGGTGGTAATACCATATCTGAAACTGATGATTACAACCATCTCACTGCATTCTCAAGTATTTTCCTTTCCAATGAAATCAACAGAGAACGTGAATCATTTATGTCTGGACGTGCGATAGCACACCAGTTTAGATACAATGATACTGCTGGTGCTCAATCTAACAGTGCTGCTAATACCTATGGTCTTGCTAACATCAATGATTACAATGGTACTGATTTACAATGTCCTCTTCAACAGGACGTCAACAATGCTCCAGTATTCTCTGTAACGCTTGCGGAACTATTCCCTTTCATGAAGGGTCTTAACCTTCCGCTGTTCGCTATGAAACAGGCGGTCACTATCGATCTTGTATGGGAAGACTCAGTAGGTGGTCGTATTTCTGTAAACGCTAATAATGCCGATATAGGTTCATCTGTTGAAATGGATTTAACGGAAACTAAACTTGTTGCCGATCACATTTTCTATGATGGTGAAGTTATGTCACAGCAACTTGAAGCCATTAACTCACGAGCAACTAATTTCGCGTACAATGATTATCGCCTAACCAAAACGACTTTGTCGGTTGATGATGCTAAGAATTCTGTTCGTAATTTAGGTGGTGCTGGTCGTGTTGTATCAAAGGTAATTACTTTTATCAATGATGACAACCGCGATGAAAGATTTATCTGTAATAAATATTCTGCTGTTGCCCCTGATCGTGATTATGCTTCGGGGGTCAAGTCAAATGGAACAATGACTACGAATATTAGATACAATGATTTCTTTGTATTCCCGATCGATCTTAGCAACACTGCTGTCTTGTTTGACAAACTAAGTCGTGCTCAGTTTTCACTACCGTTTGTTACGCGTGAAGAGTATGCTGCTGAAGGTAATATCCTTACCGCAAATACATTTGAAGGTAATGCTCAGAATGCTTCTACTGGTGTTCTTGGAAACTTCTTTTTCCAAGCGTACAAACTACCTTCGGGACGTGTCAATGCTCGTGGTCTTGAGCTCACTACACAGTGCGATGCTCTACCTGCTCTTGCTGGAACTAACAAATATACTCAGAGAACATACATTGAAATCGCAAGAGTTGCTGTATTAGAAAATGGTTT